AAAAGATTGGGCCTGTGGAATTTGAAATGGAAACGGTAAATGGCGTTCGCCAAGTCGCCAGAGATCCATCGGGCAATCCAATCCCAATTGATTTCAATACCCAACTGATGAGATCTCGCACTGGGAGTCTGGTACAAGAAGCTATTGGCAATCGCCCCTCTAGCTATCAGTATTCCGCTGGCGAAATGAATTTGAATGATGAAGGGATATGGGAAGGCTATCTTTCTCCAGATCTTATTGAACAAATCAAGCGTAAGGGAATTCTAAACCAAGAGCAAATTAGAATCATTGAAAACGTGAACTCGATGGTCAAAAATTTCAAAGGTGACGTTGCGTTGGTTATAAACCACCCCGCTACCAGCAGGAATAGAAAAGGCAAGCTTAACTACAAGACACTCAAGGCCACACTTAGACAAGTTGCCCCAGTATCGTGGAGCATTACAAAAGACGGGAATTTGATGCTTGGTCTTATGTCGGTAACTCAGTTGAAATCCAACGTGGATAACCGAATTGCTAGCAGTACTGGACAAAAACTATACCAAGGCAATCGGGCCAAGCTCATGGTTGATGTCGGAAGAGTGATGGAACTGCACAACAAGGGTCAGCGCACAGACTCATATTTTGACGAGCAGTATGGTGCAGCTAAAAGCCAGCAATATAAAAACTTCGTCAACTCAGTCTTTGGTTTGATCAGCAAGAAGCAAGGCGAAGCTAACCCAATCTTCTCCGAGGAAAACCTTCGTAGTGGCAATGGAGTGTACAAGACCTATCGTGCAGATCGCATTAGTCAGGCAACTAAGATGACTGGTGACAAGTATCCATTCCAGTATGACTTTGTCGTTCAAAACATGATGCCTAATGGCCTGCCTACTCTGGACGATCAAGGTCGCCCCGTAGCGCAAAACAGACTTCCTGATCAAGCAAGGCAGATGCCTGAAGGCCAAGGAACCATGGAGCAAGCCAAGCCAAGCTACCTGCCTGAGCCAGCCAATCCAGCAGCACCTAGTGTTGCATTTAAAAAGCCGCTATCTCGCACGGACGCGATCCCAGATATTGACACAACTCTAATAAATAATGAAGTTGGCATTGATAAGTTTGCGTTTGATCGACCTGCCAAGGTTTATATGCAGCATCCAAATGGTCAAAAAACATACTTTAATTACGATCCTGCATACTTAACTAAACCCCAATTCAAGGATTTAAGATCTGCACTTGCTGGCAAGAACATCGTCATCCTTGAGGCTGACAAAATGAGAGCTACTGGTGGAGACATGGGGGGCGCATTGCATCCATTCCTGAGATCAAACCAAGTAGCCGTCATGGGTAGCGATGGGAAGCGGTATAAAGCTATCTGGGCAAACATGAACTCTGGATTTGTAACCAGAACAAAGAACAGATGGTTTAACGATAATGCTGAATATGCCGTCATTCACCTCATGGAGGATGATGCTCACGCATCCAATAAGCGTGTGGCTAGAATGGTTGATGAAACATGGGCAAAAGCAAATCTTTCGGACTACGAGCAACGCATTGTTGCGGTTGCAATGCAATCTGCAATTACCGCTGAACAAAAATCAGGATACAGCACAAAGATTACTCAAACCAAAAAGAAAATCGAATCTGGCAAGCTGACCACTGATCAAGTAGAACTTCTGCAAAAGCAAATTGCATCATGGCTAGACCAACGGGAAAAACTATCTTGGGTTGGAGTTGATAAAAAAATATCAGATAAGATAACCCAAGTAAAATCTGCACAAACAAGACTTCAGAATAAAACAGGAAGCCAAGATGGTTTGGATAAAGCAAAACAAGAATTAAAAAGCTTCTTAAATGAAAAACCAGATCATTTAAATGCATTTAACTCTCTCAGCAATAGGGGGGCATCCCTAAAGATCTCTGACAACACTGGAAATACATTTAAAAGTCGAGGCGCGGCTATTCAGGGAATACTTGGCATTGCGTTTGATAAGTTTAACCCGTCAGACTTACTCAAGAAAACTGAGGATTTCCAAGGATCTGAAAACATGGATCTTGTCGGAGCCGTTCAGCTTTCAAAAAATAAAGACATTTTTGCGGTATACTTTGGAAATGACCCGAAGGAAGAGGCGGCAATGTCTAAATCCGAACGCAAAATCAGAGATGAGCTACGGGCAGATCCTAGCTTTGTAGAACATGAAGCTTTTGACTGGATGATGCTTGGGCCTGAGAACGCTGATAACTTCTTAGCTGAATCATCATTGAAACCAGAGGAACTTCTTTCAGAGTATCGTGACAAACATCCGAAGGCCAGCGTAAAGAATGGATCTGAAGAAACTGTTTTGGGGGCGATGAAAATGTTTGCGGGGATTCCGTTGACTGTAGTTAAAAAGACAAAAGCGCAAATTGATCAAATTACAAAAGAACGAAATGCTCGTCAAGCTAGCAAAATGGCCGATCAGTCACAAAAAGTCGAGATCAGAAAAATCTCCACAAAGCTCAAAAAACGTGATGAAAGTTTAGCGAGTCTGACGAAGCAAGTCGCCGAATCGGCCGATCGGTCTGTGATTGCTTCATTAAAACTAAAAATTTCAGAAGTGAAAAAGGAAAGAAAAGAACTTGCAAACCAAATTGAAAAGCTTCAGAGTATGAATCAACTCAAATGAAAAAACAATACGCAGTAACTATTGACGATGCGAAGAACAATCCAAGTGAAATTCAAGTTTTTAAAATATTAAATTATGAAATGCTAGACCTTCCAGATGGAATTGTTATTGCAATTCCTCCAGATGCTACTGAGGATATAAGGGTTGCAGCTCAAGAAGCTCAGAATGGAAATTATGGAGCGTTGATGAGAGCAACTGGAAACAATATCTCAGGTGCATCTGAGTTGGAATAAGCAAACAGAATACTCAACATGACTGAAACTGTACAAGAGTCACAACCAGCCGAATGGTTCCAAGAAGTCCTTGAGAGAGCTAAGGCGCATGGTGATCGTAAGCGGGTTGAGTACTGGAACCCACAAGGGGCTGCAAAGGCCCTCTGGGGGCTTGCACAGGGTAAAAGCTATTCTGCCATAGCAAAGGACACTGGGATCGATAGGAAGACCGTTAGGGAGCTTGAATGGAGGCATGAGGATACTCTCGAAACTAAGCGAAAGGACTTTTCGCGTAAGTACGCAATTGCTGCGGAGGAGTATACTGACTTGCTGTTCCAGAAAGCAGAACAACTAGCCGAAGATCCAGAGCAACTGAAGAACATCTCCCCTGACAGACTGGCGTTAACGGTCGGCATTATGACGGATAAAGCTACGCAACTTGCTGGCATGGCGGGTGTGGTTATTGAGCATCGCAAGGGAGCATCTATCGAGGATGCAGCCATTATGATTGCACAGGCTAAGGCAAAGATCGCATCACGGGCATCAACTGTCATCATCGACGTACCATGAAGTGGCGTTCCCACCAGATTCTGACTCCTCCCTCCGAGGATGAGATTGCAGAGATGGAACCAGAGGATTTGGTTCACCTTCACCAGATCTATCATGAGGCGATTGAGAACGCTGAAAAGGATCCATTCCGCTACGGATTCCGTCTACCTCACTGGGGGAAGGCTGAAGAGCAGTTGTCAGAAGTCACTGAGATTGTAGCACTTGGAGGAAACCGATCAGGCAAAACCCAATGGGGGGCGTTCTCGATTGTTCGTGCTGCGGTAGAGAATCCAAACTCAGAAATCTTTTGCTTTGCCCAAACGTCAGAGGTGTCCATCCGACAACAACAGAGTGCCGTTTATGACTGGTTACCAGCAGAACTAAAGACCAAGCAAACATCTGCGGGGGCTTATATTTCTTACACGAAGAAGAACGGATTTACTGACGGCAGCTTGATCCTTCCTAACGGTTCCCAGATTATTTTCAAAACGTATTCTCAGTATCAGAATAACCCAACCATTCTGGAAGGTGCAGAACTTGGAAGCAGATCACCCGTGTGGCACAACATCGGTGTATGGCTCGATGAATACTTGTTAGGCCCAGAGTTGATCAATACGCTCAGGTTCCGATTGGCTACGAGAGATGCAAAGATGCTGGTCACATTTACGCCAATCGACGGCTGGACAGAGGTAATCAAGGAGTATCTTGACGGGGCATCCATAGTTGAATCTAGACCTGCGGAACTACTCAAGGGTGAGCTTGTGCCATACATCCAGAGGTCAAAAAAGAGAAACGCCAGCATTCATTACTTCCATTCTCAGGACAACCCATTTGGAGGCTATGAGCGTATCAAGGAGGCTCTTGAAGGCAGGACGCGGGAGGAGATCCTCATTCGTGCTTACGGAGTCCCTGTGAAGTCTCAGGCGACCAAATTCCCTAAGTTCAACACTGCTGTCAACGTCATCTCAAACGACAAAATTCCCACGGAGAACATCACGCGGTATCAGATTATCGACCCTGCTGGTGCGAAGAACTGGTTCATGTGCTGGGTTGCGGTTGACGAGACTGGAACATACTACGTCTATCGGGAGTGGCCTAGCGTGGATGTGGGTGACTGGGCTGAGTGGAAGAGCGGTAAGTGGGTCGCTGGTGAGGCGGCAAAGGGTCTTGGCTATGGCATCCGTGATTACGTCGAACTGATTCAAAACTATGAAGAGGGTGAAGAGATATTTGACAGATTGATCGACTCTAGGCTAGGTGCTGCTAGGTATCAAGCGTCTGATGGTGCTTCCTCGATTATCGAAGACTTAGCTGAGATGGAAATCATCTGTAATCCAGCAT